CCTTTAGTTGGTAGTGAAGATACTTTATACTTCGTGCCAAAAACTGACACCGAAGAAAGTGACATGTACGATGAGTACGTTTGGATAAACAACGATTGGGAATTGGTTGGAACTAAGCAAATTACTGTTGACTTGACTAATTATTATACAAAAACAGAAGTAAATAATCTTATACCAACCAAATTGAGTCAATTAAGTAGTGATGTTACACATCGTGTCGTTACAGACTCCGAAAAAACAACATGGAACTCAAAGCAATCTCTATTAGTATCAGGAACGAACATAAAAACAATAAACAACGAAAGTATATTAGGTTCCGGCAACATTACCATTGAAGGCGGAGGTAGTGGAACAGTAGACACTGAAATGTCAGATAGCAGTACAAACGCAGTTCAAAACAGAGTTATTAAAAGTTATGTAGATGATACCATCGAAGCTAACAATATAGATGTTCAAATAAATGAATCGTCTATAGTTTCCAATAATGTTGCTAATATTTCAGTTACCGGTAGTTATAATGAAACTGACAGCCCGTTACTTTCATTATGGGATGTTACAATAGACGGTAGTATTCCTATTGGCGCAGATGAGGATTCTATTAGAATAAATACTACAAGTGGCAATTATGATGGGACTTCTGTTTTATTAGCCACCAGTGATACTTTGGAATCAGATTATGTTCCTATAGCTGCGGACGTGACAATAAAAGGCACAAACTATTCTAGTTCTATGAATAATGTAGGTCAGCAAATTGATTTCGGTATTATGAATAATGATACTGGAGATAGTAACAGCATAGTACTTACACCAACAGAAACATATATAGGTAATGTAAAAGATCCTGAAAACGATGGAGACGCTGTTAACAAAAAATACGTAGATAACTTGGTTGGAGACATAGAAAGCATCTTAACTACATTAGATGTTGGAGGTGGCGTATAATGTCAATAGCCAGCAGAATTAATGAAATGACAGAACATCTTAGAAACGATTGGAATAGTATTGATAAGTTAGGGTTAGACATTACTGAAGAAAATAGTAATGATAATCTTGATAAAAACATCGAAAATATTGCTCCTGTGCTAGGCAAATTTTATAATCAGTCATCTGACAAAACCGACTTATCTGAAAATGGTATTGTCGGTAGAACTAGTCAAGACGGAGATCCAACCCCCGAAAATCCTGTAGAAGTTAACAACATAAGTGGGGATGTTGAGTATAGGGTTAGAGGACAAGGCATATCAGAAATCTTTCCTTTGAGTTTGGGAGATATAGAACTATGTAACATCTCAGATTACAAAGACCGAATCTATTCTCAAAATGGAGAGTTTTATTTGGAGAAGAAGACTGATAAAGTTGTTTTTGATGGTAGTGAAAATTGGGCTATAAACACTTCATATACATACAATGTGTTTTATAGAACATTAGGTAATTATGCTAGAATATCAAACACACAAACCACTTATTGTGAATATTACAAAGGCATAGAAAATACCGCTGGAATTGTTGATTTTGGAAACAATTATAACAATTCAATAGGAGTAAGAACTGCTAACGATAATATAAAAGACATATATATATCAAATAATAGTATTACAAGTGCAAGTGACTTCAAAACTTGGTTATCAACACATAACACAGTAGTCTATTATGTATTAGCAACCCCAACAACCACTGAAATAACCGAAGAAAACTATCCAACATTGTATTCTCAACTACTTGCTATTCAGGAGTTCTTAACCAAATACAAAATCAACAAGGAATTTTTACTAGACTATTCTAGTCCAGAGATTGAATATTAAGAGATTTAGCCAATCTCTTTTTTTTGTGGTATAATTTATTTAACGGAGGGGAACTATGGCGATAATGAATGATGAGAAAAGACTTGATGCAGTCTTGGAACGATTTTACAACCGATTTAATAAATACAACACAAAAGTACTTAAAAAGCTCGGAGAGGCAATAAAAAAGTTCGAGGGTCTAACACCTAGTGAGGCTCACAAACTAGCTCAGGAATTGCGTTATAGTACGGAAATCGACCAATTGTTGAATGAGTTGTCTAGGTTGAGTGGGAAATCGGTACAAGAAATAGATGAATTGTTAGATAAAGTTGCAAAAGAGAACGTGGGATTTGCCGAGGCTTATTATGAAGTCAAAGGGAAAGATTTTATCCCTTATGATGACAATTTGCAACTAAAAAGGTATGTTGAAACGATTAAAAAGGAAACTTACGGAACATTCAAGAATTTATCCAAGACAACAAACATCGGATTCACTTTTAAAGATAGCAATGACAGGACAATATTTAAACCAATGAAAAAAGTCTATCGTGATTTAATAGACGAGGCAGTTTACAATGTAACAAGTGGCGTTACTGACTACCAAAGTGCGATGCGAAACACGATAAAGCAGCTCGCAGATAGTGGAATAAAGGTGCATGAGGCTTCTAATACTTATAAAAGTGGCTATAACAGGCGAATTGATAGTTCGGTAAGGCAAAACGTACTCGAGGGAATAAGGCGAGTAAATATTGGTGTTCAAGAACGTGTAGGAGAGGAATTAAATTCTGACGGAGTTGAAATTTCTGCTCATTCTCCATGTGCCGAAGACCATTTATTTATTAATGGGCGACAATTTAGTAAAAAAGAGTTCGAAAAAATAAATTCCAACCTAGAAAGACCTGTGGGAATGTATAATTGTAGGCATTTTGTATTTAGCATTATTCTAGGAGTAAATAAACCAAGTTTTACAGGAAACCAATTACGAAAAATAAGAGAGGATAGTTTACGAGAAGTTGAGTACGAAGGCAAGAAATATACTGCTTATCAAGCCACGCAAGTACAAAGAAAGCTAGAAACAGAAATTCGTAGGCAAAAAGACAGGCAAATAATAGCACGATCAAGTGGAGATAAGGCCGAAATTGCGAATGCTCAACAAAAAATAAGCCAACTTACAAGCAAATACAACGATTTTAGTCAAAAAGCAGGGTTAGATACTTACAAAAATAGGCTCGTAGTTTCTGGGTACAAAAGAGTTAGCACGAAATAACTCTTTTTTGTGTAAAATTTAGTGTCAAATGAAAAATAAACACGATTTTTGTTGCAATTATTATAATATTATGGTAATATCAAATCATGGAAAGGAAATAAAGGTGAATGAATATGGAAGAAAGAAGTTTAACTTATGCAAAACAATATTTTAGGAGAAATTTAGGAAAGTATTGTGCAGATGATTGTTTCGAATCAGCAATCGGTGAATATTATTTAAGAGAAGATGAAATCGAAAGTTTAAAAAAGTATATCATCAAGAATTATCCTACTTATGAAGAAGAAATAAATAGAAGATATAATTTAATAAAAGGAGAATAAAAATGTATAAAAATTATAAAGAATTAAATGATATATTGGAGTATTTTATAACTAACATAGATGAAGATGTTGTTATATTAACTGACCATAAACATTTTAGAACCTTTGATGATAAAGAAAAAGGTGTTGATTTGGGATTAGGAGTAAACACATATAAAGGTTATCCAGTTATATTAAGGAACGATATGCCTTTAAATAATGATTTTGTAATAATGACTAGAAAGGATTATATAAGAAATACAAATAATGAGGGAGAATAAAAATGGATAAAATAGAATTAATATTTAATATGTACAAGGATAGTGTGGTAATTTCAAAGCCATTTAAAAGAGAAATGATAAAAAGATATAAGTTGAGCGATGAAGAAATAAGAAATTTATACATAAGAATACAAAATTATCAAGTAAACCACTTGGGTGGCAGACTTACATATCAAGAAAGAAGTTATACTGATGATAAAAGAAGAACAGTCAACAGACAAGCAACACAAAGAAGATACGGCAAGCGAAACCCCAAAGAAAAAAGCGACTTGTTGCAAAATTATTTTGGGGATGTAATCGGCGAAGTTGATTCTTTAATAAAGCAAGCAAGTGAACTAAAAAACTAATTTGTCAATCGTGAATTTCGGTGCTATAATCTTCATAGCGAGAGTGGGAAAGGGAGTTTATGGTTGACGAAATTGTGATGAAAGTTGTATTGACAATAGTGGGGTTTATCGTAACGGGGGTTTTAGGTTATTTGGCGGCTAAAGTAAAAGAATACAAGCGAAAGGAAAACAACCAAGAAAAAGCCCTAAAATGTCTATTAAGAAGTGCAATAACAAGCAAGTATTATGTTTATACTGAAATAGGTTCGATTCCAACTTACGAAAAGGAAAACATTGCTTATATGTATGAGCAATATAAAGCAATGGGTGGAAATAGTTATATTGACAACATCATGAGGGAATTGAACACTTTAGCAGTTAAGAAATAGGGGGTAATATATGAAAGCAAGTGAGATGTTACATATATTGAAAGTCCAAAACAAAAGATTGTTTATAATTTGGTTAGTTACGTTTGTTGCGTTTATTGGGTTGCTAGGATATACTTTGTGGTTGTTAAATGATATTGGCACGATAGAAGATACTACTACCATTACTCAAGACAATGAAGATGGTTACAATAATTATATTGGTAATAATGGAGATATAAATAATGGCAAAGCAGAAAATTAAAAGAGTAATGAAAACAAAATATAGAAAATCACAAACAAAAAAATCAAAAGGAAAGCAACGCAGATGTGGTCAATGTGGGAGATATTTATAGTTTGTTTGAATTTACCGAGGAAGAATTTAATACAATATGCAAAAAGGCAATGCTTAATGAAGAACTAACCAAAATATTTGAAATGAAAATAAAAGATTATTCTATTACTAAAATAGCAATAGAAATGGGAATGAGCGAAAGTACAGTAAATAGAAGAGTAAAAACTTTGAAAAAGAAAATATTGAAAGTAATTTGACATTTTTTAGAAATGAACTAGACACGTTTAGTTCTTTTTTTTATGCGAAAATATTATCAGAAGGAGGGAAAATATGACAGATCGTAGTAAAACACATTTGTTATATGCCCTCCTTCTTTTTATTTAAAGGAGTGAATGAAAATGTATAACAATCCTTATATTAACCCATACGTTAATACATATAATCAACAACCCATGAATAATATGCAACAAATAAATAGCTATGATGAATATTTAAAGTATTTAGAAAAAGAAAAGGAACGAATTGAAAAGTCAAAGGAGCAATACATAAACAGGTTTCAACAACAACAACCAACTTTAAATCAGACGATACAAGTAACACCGACACCTAGTCAAAGTATCGCATTGAAGCACGTTAAAGGAGTCGAAGATGTAAATTCTGAACTTGTCATGTTTGAAACACCTTTTGTTTTAGATGATTACTCGACTTTATTTATTAAAAATACTAAAGGCGAAATTAGAACTTTTGAAATGAAAGAAATTGTACCAAAAGACGAAAAGGACAAGATTATCGAGCAATTAAGACTCGAAAATGAAGAATTGAAAGGAATGATTAGTAATGAATCCACAAATACAACAAATGATGAACAAGGCAACGCAACCGTTGATAAGTCAACTAAGACAAAGACAACCTCAAATGTATCAGTTTCTCGAACAAGCAAGTCGAGGTCAAAGTAGCCCTATGGACTTACTAAAACAAATCACAGGCAATTACTCGCCTCAACAGTTACAGAACTTTTATATAACTGCTCAACGAATGGGATTTCCGAACGAAGTATTAACGGAAATTCAAAATCAAATGAAATAGGTATCAACTCGCAAGAGTTTGATATAGATAAAATTTTATAGAAAGGAGAATGTATTTATGAGTGATTCAACAGGAATAGTTCCAACTTTTGATGTTTCTGGTAATAATGGAAACAATGGGAGCTGGGGTGGCTCAATGGGTGAATGGATAATCGGTCTAGTTGCTTTAGGAATGCTTGGAAACGGTGGTATGTTTGGAGGATTCGGTGGTAATGCTATGGGATATGATTTTCCGTGGTTATTAAGTGGACAAAATGGAATAAACCAAAACACTAATGACGGATTCCAAAATCTACATTTATCAAATCAAATTGAGGGGACTAGGGACGCAGTAAACAACCTATCAACTCAAATTTGTGGTTCAACTGCCGACATCGTTCAAGCCGTAAATAGTGGATTCGCAGGTGCAGAAATATCTGCAAATGCTAGACAAATTGCTGATATGCAACAAAACTTTAACGGACAAATTGCTACTTTAAATGGTTTTAATAATATCGGAAGTAGACTTGACGATTGTTGCTCCGAAAATCGTTTGGCTTCTTGTCAAACTCAAAACACTATTATTAGTGAATCTGCTAACAATAGATTTGCTAGTGCTAATAATACTAGAGATATTATTGATTCTAATAATAGAAACAGCCAAGCAATCCTTGATAAGTTATGTCAGTTAGAGTTAGACGGTGTCAAGGCACAAGTAGAGGCAAAGAATGATCGTATTGCTGAACTTACAACTCAACTTAACATGGCTAATCTTCGTGAATCTCAAACTGCTCAAAATGCGTTTATTTCACAAGGATTCGCAAATGAAGTTGATGCATTGTATAACAGATTAAATTCATGCCCTGTTCCAACAACTCCAGTTTATGGACGTACACCAATATTTACTTGCAACGGAAATAATGGTTGTGGTTGTGGAAACAACGCATACTTATATTAAAGCATATAGTCGATTACGACATACTCGATTACGAGAACTTGCTAATTTAAAAAGGATAGACAAGTTCTATCCTTATTTTTTTTATTATGAAAGGAGAATGATAAACAATGATTGAAACAATAATTAATACACCGAAAGCCTTAACAAGTAATTCTAGCGTGATTACCTTTGACGGAATAAGTGAAAGAACTAGATGTGCTTTTTGTAGCAATGGTGGGTGGCTAGATTATGAGAATGGAAGTCCTAATTTTAAAACATTCGGAAACGGAAACACAGGTTATAATAATGCGACTTTTAGTGCAACCATAAGTTCTGCAACTGCTGGAGTTGTTGCAATCGGATTGTATGAAGATGGAGTCTTACTTCCTGATACTGTTAGAGCAGTTACTTTGGCTGCTGCTGGAGATTTTGCAAGTGTTTCTTTTGACAGAAAGGATAAAATTTGCCCTCGAGGAACTACCAGTTTTTCTGTGGGAAGTGTTCCAAGTGTTCCAACACCAACCGACCCAACTACACCAGTTGTAACACAAATTCCAATAATTGTGGCTGGAACATTTAATTTATCAAGAAGTCAAAAATAATGAAAACAAACTCAATAGACATGACATCGTTATTCTTGCAATTGTATAGTCTTATCTTATTATTGCAAGATTTTAATAACACAGACTTGATGCAAGAACTTCAAAGGCAAGATAGTGAATATTTAGAAAAAATAATCAAACAAAATGAAGAAATTATAACTCTTTTAAAAGAAAGGAAGTGATAATCTTGGAAGGCAAGACAATAGAAGACAAAACAATTGAAAATGTAGAGAAATCAATTGAAAAAATAAACAAGGACGGTCTTAATACAACAAACCTAGACCACTTATATAAATTAATGAAAATTAGAAGTTTAGCAAAGGAGGGAAAAGAAATGTACGGAGAATATGGAAGAGGAAGAAGAGCAGGATATGACTCTTATGGACGTGACGAATACGGAAGAGGAAACTACGGAAGAGATTCTTACGGAAGAAGAGGATATGATACGAAATATCGTGGCGATGAGTACATGGGAAGAATGTATGATGAGTACGGAAGATACATGGAAAATCGTGAGAGATATGGAGCAGGCGAAGAAACTGACAAAAGTTTTCACTATATGGTAAAGGCACTTGAAGATTTTATTAAGGTACTACATGAAGAAGCAGAAACCCCACAACAGAAGCAACAATTAAGAGATTCATTACAAAGAAGTATGATGTAAGGTGTATAAGTTTTATAACGCAAATGCAGTAAATAGATTCGAGGACGATTGTGTCATCAGGGCAATATCGTGTGCCACAAATAAATCATGGGACTATGTTTACGATTATTTAAGCGACATAGCACAATACGAGGGGACTTTACTTGATAAAAGGGAATTTGTGAGGAACTATTTAGATAGAACCTATCAAAGGTTAAATGGAATTTATGGAAGTGTGGGATATGTATCTTCACTTTTCCCAAATAATACAATTTTAATAACTATGCGTAATCATATTGTTTGTTCCAAGAATGGAATAGTTTATGACACGTTTGATTGTCGGGATCGAGAAGTAGAGAATGTTTGGCTAGTTAAATAAAGGGTGTAATTTTACACCTTTTTGTTTTTATGTTATAATTTTTTTAGGTGGTTATATGATAAATAACATATATTGGGTTGGAAACTTGAATGTTATTGGAGGAGTTGAAACTTTTTTATATGAACTTTCTAAACAATTTCAAGATTATGATTTTGTTATTTATTATAATAATATACCTAAAATTCAATTAGATAGATTACAAAAATATGTAAAGTGTGTTAAATATAAAGGCGAGAAATTAAAATGTAGAAAATTATTTATGAATTATGATATTTCAATAATAGATAATGTAGAAGCAGAAGAATATATTGAAATAATACATGCAGTTTTTAAATACAATGAATTAAAACCACATACACACCCTAAAATAACTAAATATTACGCAGTAAGTAAAGAGGCTTGTGAAAGTTTTAAAGAAATAACAGGGGAACAATGTGGAGTAATACATAATCCATTACAAATTGATAAACCTACTAAAATATTAAAATTAATAAGTGCAACAAGAATGGCAGTTGATAAAGGTAAAATAGCAATGAGAATGCAAAAATTAGTTGATGAATTAGATAGTAGTGGAATACCTTACCAATGGTTAATATTTACTAATGGACAACATATAGTTAATGGTAAAGGAATTATTTATTGTCAACCTAGATTAGATATAAGAAATTTTATTGCAGAATGTGATTATTTAGTACAATTAAGTGATACAGAAGCATTTTGTTATTCGGTATTAGAAAGTTTATATATTAATACACCTGTAATAGTGACACCTATTCCTTGTTTTACTGATGAAATGGGTGTTAAAAATGGAAAGAATGGTTATATATTGGATTTTGATATGAAAAAAATACCAATTTTTGAAATATATAACAAGATACCAAGATTTGAATATACTCCATTAGAAAACGAATGGGAAAATATGATAATTAAGGAAAAAGGAAATTATAAGGAGGAATTAAAAATGAAATTCAAAGTAAAGGCATTAATTAATTTCAATGATTTAGAAGAAAACAAAAAAAGAAATATTGGTGATGAGTTTGAATGTTCTATGCAAAGAAAAGATTATTTATTAGAACATAAAGCTATTGAAGTTGTAACAGAAATTAAGCCAAAAAAAGAAATTAAAGTTGAAGAAAAAGAAGAAAAACCTAAAAATAAAAAATCTAGCAAGAGATAATCTTGCTTTTTTTAGTGAGGTTAAAAATGAAACAAATTACTAAAGATATGTTGAAAATTTACAAACCATATTCTAATCTTGATTGGATGAATTACAAATTAGTTAGGTCGGACATGACTGCTCATCATATATTAAAAAGAGAATATGGGGGAAAATTGGAAATTAATAATATTGCGTTGTTGCGTTCCATATCACATCAATATTTACATTTAATAGAATGCAAGGATATAGGGACATACAACGCAATAAATAAAATGTTCAAGTTTATAAATCAGCAAAGGCACGAGCCAACCCAAGAACAAAGGGAAATAATTGAATATTTATTAAAAGAGTTCGAAAAAGAACATAGGTGGGATAAAGGCAGTAGGGGGAAACTATTAATACAAAGGAAATATTTAAACAGAGAACATTTTTGACAAAATAATTAATTGTGTTATAATCTTATTAAGTTCCAACGAGGAATTAATATGTCAAACTTGCAGACACTAAAAGCAAGGTTATACTCCAACTTAAAAGAGTATAAAGAAAGGGTTTTATGGAAGAACAAAATATTCAAGAAGTAGAAACTGAAACTACTACTACTGAAGAAGTAGAAAATAACAGTGAAGAAGTTGTAGAAAAAACATTCACTCAAAAAGAAGTGGATAATATTGTTAAAGAAAGACTTGCGAAAGCTAAAAAAGGAATTCCAAGCAAGGAAGAATTAACAAAATACAACGAATGGAAAGAAAGTCAAAAAACTCAACAGGATAAATATGATGAGTTAGTTAAAAAAGATGGAGAAAAAGATACCACGATTTCTAATTTGCAAAGAGAAAACGAGATATTAAGAGCTGGAGTTCACGATAGCGATGATGTCGAATTTATTCTTTATAAAGTTGGAAAAATGGAAGGTGATTTCTCGGACAATCTTAAAAATTACTTGGCTGACAATCCAAAATATGTAAAAAAACAAGAAACAAAAGCAACGGACGTTGAAAACAAATCAAGTGCTGTTGCAAAAGAAAGTGGGGTTATGGCGATTCTAAAGTCAAGACACCCAGACCAATTCAAGTAATAAAGGAGAGATGAAAAAATGGCTAATCCAATAGCAACTAATGGTACTCACAAAAGACGTGAGACTTATGCAACTGAAGTTTTAGCAATGGCTAAAGCACAAGTAAATATTTATGAAGATTTTTCAACTGATTATGAAATTGACGGAGCAACTGGAGCAATTAAAGTTCCAACAAGAGATGCTACTGTAACAATAAGTGATTATGATATTTTAAATGGTGTTTCTTTAACACAAAGTGCTACTGATTATGTAGATTTACCAGTAGATAAAAACTATGCAATAAATGAATTGATTGATGGCTATGAAGCAGAAGCAGTTCCTGATAATATTCGTGCTAATCGTATTGAAGCTGCAGGATATTCATTAGGATTAAAGAAAGAAAACATGGCAATTACTGCTTTAGTAAGCAATGGTACTACTTCAAGTGATACTACTGCATTAACTGAACAAACTGTTTATAAAAAAATAGCAACAGAAGTTAAAAACATGAAAGCAAGAAACATGGACGTATCTCAAATGAGAATTGTAGTAGATGCAGAAACTGAACTATTACTATTAACTGATGAAAAATTTGCAAATACTTCTGGTCAACTTGGAGCAGAATTAATCCGTGAAGGTGTAATTGGTAAAATCAACGGAATACCTGTTAAAACTAATTATTTACTACCAAACAATGTTGAATTTATTATCTATGATAAGAGATTCATTCAAAAATACGAAGTATGGGCAGTTGAACCAACAATCAATAATCTAGCAGATGGAAAACATATCGGAGCAAGTGCTTTACAAGGTCGTGAAGTTGGTGGACTTAAAGTTACAAATGCTTTAGGTGTTCAAATTAAAACTAAAGGTGCAGTTAGTTTATAAAATAGAGGAGGGAGTTTATGGAATTTAAAGGACAATACCTAACATATCAAGAATATAAAGGATTAGGTGGCACTTTAGAACTAACTCCTTTTAATGTATTAGAATTCGAGGCAAGAAGAAGAATCGATGAAGTAACTCATAATAGAATGATCGGGGGGAATAATATTCCTGATGAGGTTAAAATGTGTGAGTTTGCAATAATCAATAAAGTATTAAAGGCTTATGATGAAGAAATCAGTAGAGGAAAATCAAGCGAAACTGTTGGAAGTTATTCGGTAAGTTATAACAATGATATTAAGAAGATTATTGAAGATAAAAAATCCGAAATTGAGGATTTAGTATTGACTGATTTATATGGTGTTGTTTACAACGGAGAACACGTTTTGTATTGTGGGGTTTGATAATATGATGACCAATACAAGCATGAGTGTTTTTAATAAATACACCGAGCCTTTTACAAAAGATGTAAGTTACAAGAAACACTTGATAAAAGAAGTGTTTTGGGATGATAGTCTAGGAATAAATTTGAATGCAGGTTATGATAATGCCGATAAGGTAAATGTTTATATTCCATTTGATAAAAATGAAGAGGACATGAAAAATTATAAAGAACCAAAAGAGTACAACGGAAATGGTTGGACTTTACAAAATGGGGACTTTATAATTAAAGGTGATGTTTCTGAAACCGAAGTTGATGGGATTAAAGATTTAAAGGCTTATGAGGTGTTTGAAATAACTGTTGTCGATAAGAAAGATTTCGGAAGTTATAATATGCAACATTTCGAGATACGAGGTTTCTAATGCCTTTAAGTATTAAATACGAACTTAAAGATTTTGACAAAGGCGAAATCATTGACAAGTTCGGATTGCAAGACGAAGGAAACGCTCAATTATTCCTTGCTAACGATTGCTTTAGAAGAATGGTTAAATATACACCATGGGATACGGGAACAATGGCAACCGATGTTACTATAAAACCTAAAAAGATAATCTACAATCAAGAATATGCAGTTTATCAGTATGATGGTTATACAAAAGGTCCAGTTACTCATTATTCTAATAATTATACAGGTTTAAGAGGTAAAGAATGGGACAAGCGAATGTATAACAATGAAAAGGACATTATTGCTAGAGAAGTCGAAGACTATGTTGCAAAAATAGGAAAGAGGTAAGTATATGATAGAAAAATTAAAAGATTATTTTTTAAATCACGTCACTCTCGCCGAGGAATTTAAAAATATACTTGCTGACTTTCTAGGTGAAGAAGCGACTGATTATGTGATAGAGCCTGCCCCAATCGATCCAAAAGAAAGACCTTATGTGGATGGTGGATATTTAGGACAACTTACTTTCAACTTTGGAAGCCGAGAATACTATGATGATAGTAGTAAGCAAAATATAGAAAATCTTGATTTTTACGAGAGGTTTTATGATGAAATAGAGTATAACAACCGCAACCATATATTGCCTGAAATTGATGGAATACAATCTATCGAGTGTTTAAGTAATGGAACGGTGCAATATGCCCAAAAAGGAACTGCGAAGTATGTTATACAAATGAGAATTACTTATTTAAAGGAGGTTTAGGAAATGACAGATAGAAAATTAGTTAAAAGAAGTGACAAGGTTGCTTTCTTTGGAAACATGGGAACAGGGACTGAAACATTTAATCGTATGCGTGGATTTACTACATTAAGTGGAAGTAAAAATCCAATGGAATATTCAAGACAATATGTTGATGAAGAATTCGAAACAACAGATGTTGTAGGATTTAGTCCAAGTGTTGAATTTGGATTTGATCAATATAGTGGAGATTTAGTTCACGATGAAATGGTTGAAATACTAGATGGAGAAAAGACAGGAACAGAAGCAAGAAGAAATATCGTAACAGTTGATTTTTCACAACCTGTTACAGGACAAGATGGTGCTTATAAGGCAGTAAAACGTGAATATGCTATAATTGGAGATGCTGATGGAGACTCAATGGACGCATATACTTATAGTGGAACTTTAAGAGCAACAGGAAAAAGAATTACAGGAACTGCTACATTAAATAGTGATAGTTCCGTAGCTACATTTACAGCAGATACAAGTTTATAAAAGAAAGGTGGTAGTTTATGACTATCAATGGAGTGGAACGTGGAGAAATAGACTTCACGGATGCTGATGTACTTGATTTGATAGATAAAGAAAGTCAAATAGTAGATTCAAAGGCAGAAGAACTAAGAAAAATAAAAGAAAATTTATCATTAGCCGAAGGCATAAGGCAAGAATGTAAAATTGTAAAAGACTTTTTTGATAATGTATTCGGCGAAGGAACAAGTGAAGAAGTTTTTAAAGGTAAAGATAGTTTGAATGAATGCTTAAATGCTTATGAGGATGTTATGAATACTTATCAGGAACAATATAAAATGTATTATGATAGGATTAATAAGTATAGTCCTGATAGGTTTCAAAGATGAACTTACTAATTGATAAATTACCAACTGAATACGAAGGACTTAAAATTAATACTAATTTTAGGTCTTTTATTTTATTTGAATTACTTATGCAGGACAGAAAAATAAGCAAGAGAGATAAAATATCATTAGCATTAAAGTTGTTTTACGATAGCCCGCCAGATGATTTAAAAAAAGGCATTGAGGGTATATTGTGGTTTTATTCAAGAGGCGACCAAAAAGAAAAAAAGAAGAAAAAAGAGGGAGGCGAGAGTAAAAAAGCAATATACTCTTATGAACATGACGCAGATTTGATTTATTCGGCGTTTTTAAGCCAATATGGAATAGATTTGAACGAGATTGAATATTTGCATTGGTGGAAGTTTAAATCGTTATTTGAGGGTTTAAACGATGAAAATAAGATATGTGAAATTATGGGGTACAGAGCAGTCGATTTAAGTAAAATCAAAGATAAAGACCAAAAAGAAAAATATAAAAAGTTAAAATCAGCTTATGCTTTACCTGATGAAAGAACTGAAAAAGAAAAAGAACAAGATTTTGCCGATGCTTTTTGGTAAAATCGGAAAGGAGAAAGATATGTTGAAATTAGATATTCAAATGTTTGCTAGACCAAAGTTAGTTATTGAAACTGATTTAGACAAAAAAGGTTTTGAAAAAGGTTTAGATAGAATGCAAAATGCGAGTAAAAAGGCAGGGGAAACAATAAAAAATATAGTTGCAGGGTTAGGAATTACTGCAGTAATTTCTAAAGGTATAAACATGATAACTTCAAGTGTTGATGACGCAGTTGCTAGAGTTGATATTTTGAATAACTTCCCTAAAGTTATGTCTAATTTAGGAATTGCAACAGATGAGTCTCAAAAAGCAATTGATAAGATGAGTAAAAAATTGGCTGGATTACCTACAACATTAGACCAAGGTGCAAGTGCAGTTCAAAGATTTACTTCTAAAAACAATAATGTTAAAAAGTCTACTGATATTTTCTTGGCTTTAAACAATGCAATTTTGGCTGGTGGAGCAAGTAGCGAAATTCAATCAAGTGCTTTAGAACAATTAAGCCAATCTTACGCAAAAGGAAAACCTGACATGATGGAATGGAGAGCAGCAATGACTGCCATGCCAGCACAATTAAAACAAGTAGCAACGGCTATGGGATATGTAAACGCCGATGAATTAGGAGAGGCTTTAAGAGAAGGTTCTGTATCTATGGATGAATTTATGGATACTATTGTCAGACTTAATAAAGAAGGTACAGGAGAATTTGCTAGTTTTGAAAAGCAAGCAAGAAATTCAACTGCTGGTATAGGTACTGCAATAACAGTTGCAAAAACGCAAGTTGTTAAAGGTGTTGCCGATATAATAACAGGAATTAATAAAAGTTTAAAAAAATCAAATTTACCAAGTTTAGGAGATTTAATAGCTGATGTTGGAAAAAGAATGAAAACAGAATTAGATAAAATAGCAAAACTTGTTTCAAAAATAGATTTTAGAAAATTGTTTAATACTATAAAAAAATTGATTCCAATTGTTGGGACGTTAACCGCTGGCTTTATAGCTTATAATGCCTCATTAAAAGCATTAGTGATAGCAAAGTCAATTAAAAACTTTGCAAAGTTAACAAGTACGTTCTTAACTTCGATACCCGCATTAAAAGGGGCAAATTTAGCAATGATAAAATTAAATGCAACTATGATGATAAGCCCAATAGGATTGCTAGTTGCTGGAGTTGCAGGATTAACTGCTGGCTTATATTTATTAAATAAAGCTTCGGCTTCAAACAGAACGGAACAGCAAAAATTAAATGATACACTAAGAGATTATGATAAAGCAATGAAAGAAGCAGATAAAAGTAGACAGGCATATTTGGATAAACATATGAATGAAATACAAAACACGGAAAATTTGTATAATGAATTACAAGCGTTAGTTGATGAAAATGGAAAAGTAAAAGAAGGTTATGAAGACAGAGTTAATTATATCTTAGGAGAATTGAATAGTGCTTTAGGAATTGAAATGAAGATGACTGATGGAGTTATTGATAATTATAAAGAAATGAAACAGTCAATAGATGATGTTATTCAAAGCAAAAGAGCAAAAGTATTACTAGATGCACAGGAAGAGAAATATAATGAAGCAAAAGACCAAGCAGTTAAATTAGAGCAAAACTATGCAAATGCTCAAAGAGATTACAATAGTAATTTATCTAAAAGAAGTAAAATATTAAAAGATATACAAAATACTTATGGATTAACAAATAAACAATTACAAGAGGTTGCAACAACTTTATCTTATACTGATAAAAATGGTCAAAAAGTAAACTTGTCTTTTGATAAATTAAGTAAACAATTAACAGTTACTAATGCAAATTTGACTACAAGCAAAAATACATTAGACAAGGCTGGCAAAGCATATGCTGATAATCAAAAGTTTATAGGTAATTATGAACAGGCGTTAAAAGAACTTGCAGAAGGTAATTACAATGCAGTATTAAAGATGTATGAAGATACAACTAATTATCAAGGCAAAACAAATGAAGAAACTCAAAAAAAATATGATAGTGCAATTCAAAGTCAAAAAGCTTATTTAGATTATTTAAAACAAAATAGAGGAGCATATAACGATGAAGTTTATCAAAAAGAAGTAAATGCAACAAATCAAAGAATTAAAAATTTAGAAGATGAACAAAAAAGAGCAAATGCAACCGTTGCAACAGGGCAATCAATTGTAAAAACAACATGGAATAACGCTTTGGCTCAACAACTTAGTGAAATTACTGGCAAAAATATTCAATTTGAAAAAACTGGTAATGGGCAAATTCAAGCTTATATAAATGGGCAAAAACAAGGTGCCCCAATGACAAAAGCTCAAGCAAAAAAAATGGCAGAAGATATGAAAGCAGAAATAAATAAAGCAAAAAAAGGTTCAAAACAAGCAGGAATTGATTTTACAACAGGTACTACTCAAGGTATCAGAAGTGGTCAAGGTAGTACGTTTAATGCAGTTGTAAATTATGGTGCTTCTATATTGGCAAGATTTAAAAAAGCATTAAAGGAAAAATCTCCATCAAAAGCAACAAGAGAAATGGGTATTTTCTTTGACGAAGGTTTTGACGAAGGAGTAGAGCAAGGAAGTAAAAATTCAATAAAAACAGTAAAAGATTACGGTGAAGATTTGTTAGATGAATTTAACTCAATTAATTATGACAAGACCATAGATAATATGTATAAGTCAATGCAACATGCAATTGATTTGGAACAAGAAAAACTTGTTGCAAGTGTAGAAACAGGAAGAGTGTTTAATACAATCCAAAATAGCACTCCTGTCGCAATTAATATCAATGGAGATGTTAATATGGACGGGCAAAAAGTTGGAAGGTTGGTTACTCCAACGGTTACTAGAACAATTAAGAACGGTGGTGGTATTTAGTGATTAGATTAAAGATAAGGGATAGTTATTTCCGAATAATAGACGGATACAGAGTCAATGAATCAAGCCGAGAGGTTAAGTTCAGTTCATTAAAACTCGATTTTACTAACAAAACCATCGCCGACCTCCCTTTGAAATATCAAGAATGTCAGTTAGTAGAAGGAGAATTTGAAAACATTTTGCCAAGTGGTTACACGCAAGTTGATTATATTGAGAGTAGTGGTACTCAATATATTGATACTGAATATATTGCTAATACTAGTACTGAAGTACACACTAAATTTTTACTGAATAATAAGAACAATTTTGGTTTATATGGTGGACAAATAACTGGCAAAGACACAAATTTAAGATTTTTTGCTGATAGCGGTAGTTTATATATCGCTCATGGAGGTAACAGACGACAACAAGTAAATAATTTAGAAATAAATATTGAATATGAATTACAACACAAGAAATCCGAATGCGTTATAAATGGAGTTCAATATATTTCATCTGGTTCTAATGATTTTCAAAGAACAACTCTCGCTATTTGTAAGTGCAATGGGTTTGATATAAATGGCTATTTTTTAAACGGAAGAATATATTATTTTAAAATATATGATAGCGGAACATTAGTGCGAAATTTTATACCATGCTTTAGAAATTCGGACAATAAAGTAGGACTATATGATTTGGTAAATAATGTATTTTATGGAAATCGAGGAACAGGAGAATTTAAACATGGAGACATTGTTGAAAATGAAACAATTGATGAAACAATTTATACAGGATATGTAAACAATTTCACACTACCTAAAATGAAAAACCGAAACGAATATAGGGAACTTGAACTTGACTTGTTAAGCCCTTTAGCAATGGCAACTGTAAGAACGGTCGATGCAGTAGGAACTTACAAGTTGCAATCTTTAGTAAGGGAATTGGTTCAACCTTTGATAGATGACGGTTTTGTTTTAAAAGAAATGAACATTGGCAACAATCAAATAACAGTTAATTTCTTATCGGAAACAGTTGAAAGTTCTTTAAACAAGTTGTCAAACAAATTCAATTTTTGGTGGTACATTGATGCGAACAAGAACATATACATAAATAGCATTACTTATTTGATGAGTTTGAAACCAAAGCTTACTTATGATGATAGCAACCCAATAAAAGGTTTGATAGATGTTATCCCAAGCATTGATGCGACTGATTATTGCAACGTTGTTAATTTTACCAATGTAAGAATGTATGTAGAGTCTTATTTTGATTGGGATTATTATTCAAAAGATTATGACAACAAAATTATAACTGGTTTTTACCCTTTATTTGAAAAGTTTGTATTAAATACGGGGGATGAAATTGAATTCAATTATCCAATTGACATTTCGGCTAATGCAGTCCTTAAAATGGCTAGTTCTTCAAACGGATATTATGTGCAAAGAACTCCATTGACAATTTATGAAGATTCAGAAGGGCATGGGGCATATCCAAGATTAAGAATATATTTAGATTCAAACAATAATGTTGTTATCCCAAGCGATGCTATAATTAGTGATAGCTATTCAGAAGAAAAAACTTGGGTATTAGTACGAGACTCATTCTTCAGCAACTTAATTGTGGGGTTGAAATACAATGGAGAACCTTTTAATATCAAAACTATACAATCACTAACTGCATTAATTTGGGCGAAAGTAAAAGTCCAAGACAACATAGAAATAAATAAAAACAAAGGTATTATAAGTAAAAGTGGGATTGTTGAGAAACAAATTAATATGAATGAAACATGGAAAACCTATGATGAACTTATTGAGATAGCAAATTCATATATAAAAAAGAATTTGTCAAAGGTAGACACAGTTAAATTAAATGTTGATTATGATGTTAATCTTAATATTGGAGATACAATGAAAATAAACAAGGATTACTTTCTAATTGATGATGTTTATATAATTACCGATAAAACTTCTACATACGAGGGAAATGTTAAAAGTTGGTCATACACTTTGAAAAACACAAATATACTAGAGAACTATGTTGATTTATTTAGAGCAAGTGAAAGCCAAGACAATGAGCAAAAGAAAATAAATCTTGTTACTTCTGATTATATTGAAGAGGGATTCCAAGAAAGATACGAGGTAGTAGTCAATGAAAGTTAGAAATGAATATATTCAAATAAAAATTGGAGATAAGACATGGACTAAAAAGAATATGATATTAAACGAGTATTTGTATAGGTTGTTTGATTCTCAAATAAAAACATCACACGATGATTGCTATATATCATGTTGTTATTTAAAGTTAGATACTCCTATTGAGAATGTTGATTATGATAGTGAAATATTGCCAAGCGAGTTTGACATAACAATAAAAAATTTGCCTAGTGAAAAATATTTTAAAGCTAAAACTACAAGAACAAATAACTCAATAAGAATAAACTATGTCTTTGATAGCAATAGCTTATTTATAATTGATGATTTATGGTACGAGGCTTCTATAATGAATGACTATGCTAACAGAAGGATTATGGGTATAGGTTTTGGAATAAACGATTCTAGCAATATATTTGCCTATTTAGATACTTCAAATATGAATATTGTAATAAATTACAATGAAAGCATATCAATTTCAAGGGTAGATTTGTTGCAAAGCGACGGTGTTTGTGATGGGATTGAATATC